TAGAAGGGCATATCTTCATCTTCTTTACCTTCATACCAATCTGGACCTGGGTCTTTACCATCTACGACTGCTTTTGTCATACGATCCATTTTACGTTTGCTTGCTAACTTTTCTTCACGGTCAGCAATAGTCTTGTCCTTAAAGCCAAGAATATTAATATACTCACGATACTTCATCCAACCATGCATAAAGTGAATACAATCTTCTGCCGTGCCACTGTATATCATTACACCACGTGTATAGATTGGTAATATATCACCATCATCTTTTGGAACGGTAAGTGCAAAATCCGTGCCACTACTTTGCTCATAAGCATAAGAATTGTATGCACCACGACTTGGAGTAATTTCAAACCCAAGTTTATTCGCAAGACCTGTCAGGTCATTGATAGTGCGGTAGTGATTATAGTTTGTCATGCAGACCTCTTACTTGATTGATTTGAGGATTACTGTATCACCGTTTAGCCGACCTGTCAAAGCAATTTCTGTGGCACGAATACCATCCATAAACTTACGAAGTTGGATTTTACCTGCACCCATAAATGCCTTCATCTGTTCTTGCGGCTTGCGTAGCGTCTTTGCCACACTCAACTTTTCATCAAAGCCAAGAATAGTGCTGCCCTTGATGCCCAATACGCCACTGCTCACAGCAGCAACATACTTGCCAATCTTACGAGTTTTACTATTATAAACCCATAATTCAGTAGCACCAATGATATCAGTAGGATTAATAGACACAAGGTTGAGTTCTTTAAACTCTGTCAAGTATTTTACTTTTTTAACAAGTTTTTCCTTACTCACAGGACGAGCCTTGCGCACCTTACGTACAGCAGCTTTAACTGCACCATAGGTTGTAAGTGCATCAAAGAGAGCCTTATACCATGTATCATAACGTTTGAATACTGGCTTAGTCATCCAAGCATAGGCTTCACGAAGTGCAACATCGCCTTTCTTATCTTGTCCCTCAAGCAATTCTGCATATTGCTCACTATATTTTTCACGAATACGAGCAACAAATGCTTGTGGCATATTTTGCTCACGGAAATATGCCATAAAGTCAGGAACATCAGCACCGCCTTCCATCATTGCATCAAACATAACTTCCAAATCACCGATAGTATCGCTTAATTTATCACGCATATGATCTCGAACATTGCGCTTGGCAACTGGTTTCTCAACCACTTGCTTCTTTTCAGCAAGACGAGCATTGCCATAAGTTAGCAGTTCATCGATTTTATTGGTAATAAAATCAGCATCATGTGACATTGGACAGCCACGCAATATCATCTTGGAAACACTACCGATAGTAATACCAACTCGACTATCTTCACATTCTGCAAATGCGGCGATTTCTGCTTTGCCCCATTTAAGATACTGCTGACCAAATTCTACTACATACTTGCGCATATCGGCGGCGCTCATATAGTAATTGTAGAAATATAAAGCATGCGTAATCTCCTGACGCAATTTGTCAGGAGACCACTTTTTAGCATCAGTCCATACTGGTTCAGGACCAGTAAATTTTTCATCCATAAATTTAGGCTGACGTGCAACCGTTTTTTTAGGTTTGGTCTTTAACATGAGTGCGGACTTAGCCATTCTTACTTCTCCAAATTGCGGTCATAAAAACCATAGTGTTGCGAAACATACCGATCATATCGCTCGTCGATATGACCATTATCAAAATCATGCCAACCACGATCCTTGAAGTAGTCATAACCATAATCATAGGTCGTGTCAATATATTTCTGCGATGGTGCTGCTTCCATTGCTTCTACCAATTGTGCGGTAGGTACGCCATGAGCAATATAACCAGCAGTGCATAAATCATAATATGACTGACTTGGCGTCATTTCATAATCTTGATCAGCCATGCTATAAACCCAAGCAATATATGCTTCGGTCTCAGTTTGTACTAATACACGTTGACGCAGGTAATAAGTTGGAAATCCTTCAAGACGGTCAAGCGCAATCATATCGCTATCGCTGACTTCCCATAACACGCCGCAGACAATGCTGCCTGTATCAATTTCAATATCGGCATGGTTACGAAACACAAGACGATAGTCGTTCAGATAGGCAACACCTACTAGGGTAGCATCAGGGCAACGCTTTGCCATCTGCTCAGGGTGGGTATTCATTCCGTATCCGAAATAATAACTGCGATATTCCATAGGTAACTCCTTCATGTAGCGGGCAGACCTTGCCCAAAAGGGGGCATGCATTGCCCCATAACGTAAAATACCATGGTTTAGGTATTTGTCAAGCATTATTTTTAATTATATTACGGTTTAAAAAACCCTTGACAAATGGTCCAATTATGCTAAAATAGTAAAAATGTGGGCATTAATTTTTCTTTTATCAATATTAGGATTTATGTTGGTTTTCAACCTTGCAGAAGCAATGTGGGAACTTGATCATTGGATAGCTACTGCTAATAAAAGGGATGTTGAAGGATATGACTACGAAAACGATAGACCGGCAAAAAAACCTATAACATTGCCAAAACCAGAACCAGAAGATGTTGCAAAAGCTTCGATTTCACTACAGAATTTTCCTAAATCTGCAGAAGATGCTAAAGCAAAAATTGCTCGTCTAATGCAAAAAACAAATAAACCGTAAATAATATGTGCAGCACCCAATGAAACGACAGGTCATCGAATACACAGAATTTTACCTTAACCATGATTGTAACTTAGCTTGTTCAAACTGCAATCGTTTTAATAATTTTCGCATTACAGGTTCGACCAATTGGGAAACTTACCTGCCGCTATATAAAAAATGGGCAAAAATAGTAAGATTTAAACGCATTGGGATTATTGGCGGCGAACCACTTTTACATCCAAATATTATAAAAATAATGAGCGACCTTAGAAAACTATGGCCAAGTGCGCATATTACGCTACATACAAACGGCATTCTTCTTGCAAAAAAGAATAGTGAATTAATCGATGCCATTATACGCAATGACATTATGGTAAAAGTTAGTGTGCATAATGAAAAGCTATTTGATGGTGCCGTAAAAAATATACAGTCATGTTTTGGAAAATTCAAAGCAAAATTGACACTTGAGCCGCTAAAAATAATTCGTGGAACTACAGAAAAAGCTGTAAATTTTGAAATATGGTTATTTTACGTATTTCATCAAAACTCTCTTATCGAACGTGGGTTAGAATATACACTGCATAGCAGCGATCCACAAATTTCCCATGCGGAATGTGACATGAAAACATGCCATCATATGTGGGAAGGGAAATTATATAAATGCGGAGTTACCTTAGTTTTGCCACATTTGTTAGCACAATTCACAGAAAAATTGGTAGTTTCAGAAGAAGATAAAAATCTTATTATGGATTATAATCCTATTACCGCGGAAGGGGTAAAAAATGACTCAAATATCCTAAAAACCCTTGAAAATCCCATAGATCAATGCAAATTTTGTCCAGAAAAATATGAATATTCTCGTATTTTTCAGAAAAAAATAGCTTGACAACCTTTAAATCCGTGTTATATTAATAATATAAGGTCAAGCAATGGAGAAAACAATGGTTTTTACAGGAAAACCCGCCTATACCAGAAAGAAATTGCGTGATTTGCAAGGTCGTGGTTGGGCTATTGTTCGTAGCCACCAACATCCTGATGGCTCAACTACCTTTGTAATGACATATGTAGGTAAAAAATAACCCTTGACAGCCCTTAAATCTGTGTTATATTAAATTATAGTCAACTGATGGAGAACGGTTATGGCTTATATGTCGCAGGAAAAGAAGTCCAAGATTGCCCCTACGGTTAAGAAAATCCTTGCCAAGTATGGCGTCAAGGGTTCGTTGGCGGTTTCTAATCATATGACCCTTGTGCTTAATGTCAAGAGCGGTCCTATTGACTTTATCCAAAATTATAATGAAACTGTTGGCAATCAGCCTGGCGGTTTCCGTCTTGGTTCGCCAGCGGTGGATCATATTGACATCAACCCTTATTGGTATCAAGACCATTTTAGCGGCAAGGCTAAGAATTTCTTGAAGGAAATTTTAGCTGCCATGAACGATGGCAATCACGACCGTAGCGATCCACAGACCGATTATTTTGATGTGGGTTGGTATGTTGATGTCAATATCGGCAAGTGGAACAAACCTTATATTATATCAAAATAAATTTTTTATTACGTAATAAAAAAGGCGGGAAAAATTCCCGCCTTTTCTTTTATCTATTTTATCTATATCAGAACTTACGGATATAGTTAAGAGTAAATGAGTCCTGAGTTGCATTCCAACTTGTATCAAATGTACGTGAGAACTGACCCTGAACAGCATTATAAGTGTCTAGGTTGTAAGTTACACCAGTAGCAAGCTGATGTGATTCAAAGTTGTTAATAGTATCAAACGCATTGCGATAACGATAGTTAATCGCATTAAGAGTGATGCTGTCGTTCAACTTGTAATCAGCGCCTGTATATAGTGCATAGTAATCAAAAGCAGCACTACCGCTATTTTGCTTAGCACCAATACCAACAGCAGCCTTTAGATTAAGACCTGCGAATACTGGCATAGTGTAATAAGCATCAGCTTCTGCATTACCCTTGAATACATTGCCGCCATTGGCAGTGTCTGCCATAGCAGCCTTTGCACCAACAGCAAGACCACCACCCAACTGATGAACCCAGTTGATTGATGCTTGAGTATCTTGTTGCTTAGCATTGCTGTTAGTTACAGGATCGCTATCATATTGAATACCAATAGTGATTGCGTCTGTAGGAGCAGCAGGTGCTGGCGCAGCAACTGGAGCAGGTGCTGCAGGTGCCTTAGTCTTGCTTGGTAGATCAGTTGCATTTGCTGCAACAGTTAGTGCTAATAGAGCCATAGTAGTTGTAATAATATTCTTCATTATATTTTCCTTTCTGATTGTGGTTATATCATAGACAACGAAGTTTGTCTAATTTTTTCTCAACTATAAAAAAATATTTTATTAGTTGAAGGCAACGTTTGATTTTACTCCCACGGTGTTAAAATTTCGATTTGCATCGCTGCCATGCCCCCCACAATTCGGGAAGCATAGATATTTATCCTAACAAAACTAACATATAATAAAATACACCAATAATCAATAAATATTTTAATGCTACTAAATGAATTATTTGATGAACAATTAAATGAAGGTCCATGGACCGATGCCCTAAAACGTCTTGCAGTGGCTGGAACTGTAGCAACTGGTATAGGAAGTGCAGGAATTAGTGCGTATAATGCACAAAAAACACCAGAACCAGTAAGTGCTGTGGCCCAAATACCACAAACACAACAAACTGACATAAAAACCGAACCAAGCATAACAAAACAAGAAAAAAAAGTTAATCCAAACTTCCCAACTAGTCTTGCATCCGTTGATAAACTTCAACCAGGCGAGCGTGTGGAAACTTTTGTAAAAACTCTATTACCTATGGTTCAAGCAGAAAATAATAAGATACTAACTGATCGCAAACGATTACAAAATGATATTAGAATACTACAACGTGGTGGTAAACTAACAAAAGAAGAAGCCGCATGGGTTAAAAGTATGGTCGACAAATATGATGAAGACAACCTATATGAATTGCTTAAAAAAGTTGATATTATCCCACCAAGTATTGCACTTGCACAGGCTGGTATTGAAAGTAGTTGGGGAACTGATCCCAAAACACAAAGCAGTAATGCGTTTTATGGTCAAAAAAGTTGGGCTAAAAGTGGCGGTGTTGAAGGTCCATATGGCGAGCGTTATCGTGCATTTGACACACCAAATCAAAGTATTGCAACTTATATGACAAACCTTAATACTAATGATGCGTATGATGAGTTTCGTGATGCTCGTGCTGCTATGAGAAAGTCAGGCAAGCCACTTGTGGGACTGCCACTAGTTCTAAAACTTATCTCTTATACGGATACTGGAAAAAAATATCCACTTAAACTAAAACAAATAATTACTGGTAGAAATCTTCAACAATACGATTTACCAAAAAAATAATGCAAAATATAATTGGAATAGTTCCTGCATATCAAGGCGGTCATCATATCGCAAATATGATTAGCACCGATCCTACTTACGCAAACCGCTTTAATGAAGGTGATTATGAGTTAGTAAATTATAATGCACATGTAAATCCTGGCAATTTTGGTCGTTTGCATTTGGATATGATTGAACATATTAGTAATAATTTACAAGTTTATATAAATCAAAATAATGTTTTTACTTCACACTTTGGGGAGTTTATAAATTTCAAATACAGCAAAATTTATGATTTATTCCAAAATAAAAGATTTTATTGTGTGACTTTCCCTAATAATCCTAGCCTTGAAACTTTTTTACGCAAACGAGCATACTATCATAATGACATGGCATATTATGATGCGCTGCATTTTTATGGCGAGTTCAAGTTTCATTATAATCCTGTAATGTTAAGTGATTTATTGAGTGAAAATATTACAGAAATTAGTAGTGAAATTGTTTTTACTAGTGATTGCGCTCATTTTATAGAAGTAGTGAATAATGGTTTAGGTTTAAACTTGCGCTATAATATTGTGCAGCCACTGCATGAAAAATGGTTTAATAAATTACAAAATTCTGTGGAAAATATTCCTGAACCACCACAAAAAACCCATATAAAAATCTGGTACAAATAGTGCTTGACAAGCCATAAAACTGTGTTATATTAAGTTATAGGTTCAAAAACAGGAGATTTTTATGCCTAATTGGTGCTATAACCGTGCTACTTTTACACACAAAGACCCTGAACAAATTACACGTTTAATTAACGCAGCCAAAGTTGGCAAGTTGTTAAACGAGTTTTATCCTATGCCGCCTGAATTGCTTGAAGAAGCACCTATTGGCGATGACTATGAGGCAAAACGCGATGCTATTGCGGTTCGCAACAATCTTGAATTTGGCTACCCAAGTTGGTATGAATGGTCTATTGATAATTGGGGAACCAAGTGGGATATCTCCGAAGTTGATGAAGATTACATGGAAAAGTCTGCTGATGGCAAGACTGTGACAATTTCCTTTGATACTGCATGGTCACCGCCTCTTGAATGGTATGACAATATTTCTGGATTTGATATTAACGCTTATTACTATGAACCTGGCGGTGGTTTCTGTGGTAGGTGGAATAGTGAAGATGGCGACGACCAATATGAAATTGGTGACAACATTGAAGATGTTAAACAGCGTATTCCAAGTGATATTTTGGACGAATTTAGTATTGTCGAAGAATTAGAAGCATATGCCGCAGAAATGTCAGAAGAAGATGATGATCTTGGCATGGATGATGTAGAAGATAGCGATGAAGGCGATGAAAAGTGAGGTATGGGGTGGGTTAACCACCCCATAATGCCATGACCGCTCGTGTTATCAGAATTGATAGAACAAAGCACACTTCAACTGATGTTGTTCAGTGGTTGCAACGCAATGTTGGGTTGGCTATTCCCGATGGTGGATTTGGAAATCCTGATACAGGTCGTGGGTGGAAACTTAAAACATCTACCGAAACAAAGAAAAGCGGCCGAGATGGTTTACGGCGACCTGTTGCGTTTGGATTATATTGTGAGTTTGAAGATTGGGTAGATGATAGTATTATATTATATTTTGCGTTGAGGTTTGCATGAATAAGATTGGTATTAGTGGTGATATATGGTATGATACAACATCATCAGAATTAAAAATCTTAGATGGTGCCGTTTGGATTACTATTCAGAAAATGAAACCTACAAAAAATGTTTGAAAATTATTGTGATTGGAGACGTAAGTTTGCACTACTGCCACATCGTTGTGCCATAACT